AGTAGTGTGCTACCGATATTGAAACAGCTTAAGAATTGCCCGAAGGCTTTTAGAAATTGGGTCCGAATTGCTTTTCTTCTGAACATTTACTCTATCTTTGCTTTATCTCCTGTTGATACAATTTTTCATTGTGCTTTAAAGTATCTTTACATTTCATACACATAGGCATCAAGAAATAAATGCTGATGAATAATGCAACTAATATAATTATACCATATATAAAAATGTCAAAATATTTGCCGAATATTGCTTTTAGTGGTTCAAACAAAGCACTAATACCCTCATTATACACTTTGCACAACCAAGTTCCACACCTGTTATCTCTCTCTCTAATATAGGATGATTGATCCCCTGTATTGATTTCTATCTTATCATCTTTGGGAATTGTTGTTATGTGCAAGTCGTATTTATTTTTGCATATCTCAATTTTAGATTCTATAGGTGGGTCTGACTTGCATGACATTTTAATTGCATAATTCTGATTATTTGCTGTGATAAGAATCCTATCATGAAATATGTCACATGGTCCTGAGATTGCACAGTTTGTGTCTATTGTGCTGACTATCTGCAAATTACACATGTAGCTTTCAAAGCAATCTGGGCAACCCACACATTTTGCATCTACTTGTAAGTCCACTTTCTCTGAGAATGTCTTATATCTAATATCACCCAATATTAATTTCATCTGTAACTGACCTACTAAATGACTAGGGTTGTACACACTTATTGTTTCGTGGTTGTCCTCAAAGAGTAATGTGCTTTCTTCCCTTAGATACTTGCAAGAATCATAATTGTTGTTATAACATTTTCTAATAATAACATCTTTTCTACTAGCACCATAACATATGTAGTCGAACTTTACAGTACCAGCCCCCAATATAGATTGGTTTGTTTTCTGAACATTTCCACACATCTGCCCGAATGTTGCTAAATCATTTATTTGACCTGAATATAATTTATGATTTCTAACTAGAATTATGCTTGGCATAGTTTTCATGTCTATTGTTTTAAATTGAAGTTCTATTTGTTCTGTAATTTTTGGCTCAATTGCATTTATTTCTGTGCAGTAACTCTGGCCGGGAAAGGCAATACATGCTGTCAGCAGTATAGTCTCATCCATAGCCTTTCTATATACCCTTGCCTCTGGGCGAATGATGTCTTGACAGGATCCATAAACACACCCAGTATTGATAGCAAGGCATCCCCAATCCTCGCAACCCCATCTGCTAGTACGTTCTTGAGAAAAAGTTAACCAATTTGCATCATGCTCTATTTCTGTTGGGCATGATCCAGTGCATTGTTCATCATGTTTGGTATTAATACCTACAGTAGGTCCAGTATCGTAGATATGATTGTATTGCGTTTTTATGATAGCACTCTTTATATAAACAATTATGTCTAAAAGCGGCTGGTTGTCTTTTGAAATTATATTATAACCAATACTTGATCCAGATACAGCTGGTATTTCAGCAGTGATATATGCCCCTTCGATGCCATCTGAATTCACGACACCATCTGCTGTGATGTATTTATAAACAGGCTTTATATGTGGTAAATCTTTTAATGGTTTAAATTTGTATATTTGTAGATCATGACTTAGCTTCTCAATCAATGAACGTTTATAATCTTCTAAATTGTCTAGAGAATGCTCTTTTGCAAAGGTTGCCTTTCTTGATTTGTATTCCCATACGCAATCTTTAACAATCTCTGGATTCAGAGGATATCTATCAGTATTACATTTATGCGATATGCAGTAATGTCCAATATCATTGCCAGTGTCTTCACCAGGCCTATGATCAGTGTAATACAATAGACCACTATCACACCTCATTACACTCCATTGATTTTCGCCTACAATACATTGTCCTTTATCTGACATCCTACAACTATTTATTGCAATTGTGAATACATCATCATTAGCAGTTGGCTCCTGTAACCAACATGTCATTGTTTTAATTTTATTAACTACATCTTGCACAGCTGGCTCGAATTCTTTTAAACAATGCATGTCACCATTGCACCATTTATTATTTTTCAATGTATTATATATTTTACTAGGTTTTTTATATATTTTCATATTGTCTGGACCACATCCCAGTAATTCCCCTATTGGCAGACCAAATCTAGGACTCAAACAAGAGATCTTCTTTGCATTAATACACTCATTGCTTTTGGGGCCTACAATTGCTGATGCCATAGAAGTTTTTTGTCCAGATGTCCTTAGTTCATGGCCTGAGTTTCGTAATATTAACCTCTCATATTCCCTAGGCAGTTCATATGTGGAGAAAAATGGAAGTGTGGTTAAATATTTTCCAAATTTCATAATTCCAACTAAGAGCTTATTATTTCCATATTTTGTCCATATTTTCTCAAAGATTTTAGCTGATTCTGCAGAATTGTGTTCCTTTATTTTTGTGCATAAGTAACTGGATGCTGTCCCGGGAAATGCATTGACGAATAACTTAATTGTAAATGTCAGGTCATGTGCATAGAAATCATGCTTAGTGTTGTAAGTAGAATTCATCTCTTGTGCAAAGTCCCAGTCACCGTTTTGGCATTTTGTGCCGTCAGCTAAACATCTACAAAAATGGTGAGTACTGTGTCTAGAGCAAATATCGTATTGCTCTGTCCTAGAAATTGCCCTCCATTTAACCTGTGAATAACCACTATTATGTTCGAATGCCTTATAATAATCACAGTAGCGTCTTAAAAAGATTAATTCTAAAGCATGCGTACTTAGGAAATGACCATCTGTTGCCAATGCTCTTAATCCTGTTTCTAATGTATCTCCTAATGCAGTATACCCTTTTGCGTTAGATGATGTCAATTTAGCTTCTGACACTAATTTTGTTGCTTCTGATTCATAAGTCCTCTGCGACTTGTCAGTGCAGCTACCGATATCAACGAGTGGCCCTATACAATCTAATGATGGCTGAGTGATTTTAAAGCAATCTTCTGCTGCAGCAATTATAATGCTGTTTTCTAAGATTAGCAATATAGACCACAACATGATAAGTCCTCTTAACCATTTATATTGGTATTTAAATGTGCAACTTAGATTTGTCTTATGTATATTTAGCCCTTCAACATCTTCTAATTGTCCACAGGTGCAAAAGCCACATTTGTTTGTAAAGTCGCCAAAAAATTTCATTCCTTTCCTAGAGTGATACATGCCACATTCATCACAAAAAATTACACTGATTTTTATTATGAGTTTCATTATTTTATGTAAAAGGATTGATATAAACAATAAGATAATAGCTAGACAGCCACTTGATGCAGTACTAACAAAGATGATTTTACTTACAGCTTCACTACTAATGCTGCGATCTTGCAGGATATCAGCAATTTCCTCTAAAGTGTACTTATCCTTATCCTCTGTATAGTAACCTTCAATGGGCGTAACAAAGGATAAAATCAATGTAGATAATATAACAGATATTATCAGTGATGACCCCTTCGACTTGCACAATCTCCTAGCTGTTCGCAGACTCTTATAACCTTGACATAGACCAGATTCTCTATGCAGTCGAATCCTGTCTGATGTTTCGAATCTAGCTCCGCAGACACAATATGACCCGCAATTGGTAAATGGATGATAAGCTAGCCCACAACATTGGCACTTTTTACAGCTTTTGTTATATATCCAGCCATATAAATAAGCTACTGGCATAAAAATGGGCATCAAGATATAACAAATATATGTCTTTGTTAAGATACACAAAAGTACAAATATCATAACTGTCAGGATGAGGATGATTATTAATTCAATATTTTGACATATTGACTCAGCCATATATCCTGGTAATATAGTTCTGTGCAAGAACCTAACACATGACATGTGATTTCTAAAGCATGCATGAAACTGCAATGATTTCTTGCCACAAGAAACTTTTATATGTTCACAAGTTCTATCCAGTGTTACTGTTGCTTTACTTTTGAACCACCCTGTACTCATAGTTGTTCCTACAACCTCAAAATGATTCATCTTCTCTGTTTGAAACAATAGCATAGCATTTTCTTTGTCTACAGATATAATGCAGTCTTGAGAACATATATAAGTGCTAGTTATCAAATTCATATTTTGGTCCAATTCTATGACATTAATACCACCACCTGCTGCTTTAATGGGCTTGCATGTCTTCCAGTCAGATATTGTCCAATGTCTGTATACACGGCTAATACCAAATAACCCAGTATCATTTTTATGATATTCAACTTCCGATTTTATCAGTGATACATCATCTTTTAAGCAAAATTCGGATATAGATGTTTGTGAAGTTTTTTGCATTAGCAATTGACCTCCTTGGAAGCAGCGTCCGATGGGTGTGGCATGAACCAAAGCCCACACCATGGGTAGCAATATGAAGAATTGTAGCAACATAGCTTCTTATTGATTAAACCACTCTTAAGTTTGTATGTATCGGTAGTACACT